TAGCGCAGGCGCAGCGTGACGTTGCCGCCGCTGATGTCGCCCGACTGCACGACGTACTGGATGGTCCCGCCAGCGCCCTTGTAGACGGTCGAGTCGTGGCCGCGCCACGATGTGACGCCCTGGTGCGATGCCCCACCCGCACCACCAGAGATGTAGTTGACCGGGCTACCGCTGACGATGGTGGCGACGTCGAGGAACCCGACGACATTCTCGGTCCCGAACAGGGCCGACAGGGCCACCAGCAGCACGTCCCCCGCCTGCGCCGGGACCACGATGTCGATGCCGGTATCCACGTTCGCCCAGGACGTGCTGTTGAGGGTGATGTCGCTGCTGGTCCGGACGGCCCGTGCCGTGTCGAGTCCGGCGACGGAGCCGCTACCGAGTAGGTAGATGGACAGCGACGAGAACCCAGCCGCGCCACGGATGTCGACCGTGCTCGTCGAGCCGGGGTTAACGAACATCTCGATGTAGTCGCCGGGGCTGAGGACCATCGGCACGGCGAACGACGAATAGCCATCGGTCTTGCCATCGAGCAGGCCGCGCCCGATGTACTCGGCGATGGTGCCGTTCTTGCTCAGATACGCGATGGTCCCAGCGATAGAGCCGCCCTCTAGCGCCAACGTGCCACAGACCAGATAGCGCCGCGATGCGCCAAGCCCAGCCGGGATGGTCAGCCGGTCGTTGGCGTTGTCGAAGAACCCGTTGGAGTCGAACTCAGCCGCGTCCCATGTCACCTTGCTCGGCGTGCTGGTCGTGATGTTGTTCTGGTATGAGGTCTTGTAGATCTTGGCGCAGACGGCCCCGACAGGCAGGTCGGTGATGTTGACGACGCCGCCGCCCTGCGGCCAGACGGTGCCATCGGGGAACACCAACTCGGTCGCGGGGTCCTCGACGGACAGCCCGCCAGCGCTCCGCACCTTGACCGGACGGCTGACGGCGTGCCACGCGGCAGCGACCGAGTCCCAGACTTTCAGCGTGCCCATATCAGCCTCACGTAGCGACCAGCCGGTAGTCCACGGCGATGCTGCCGTAGAACGTGGCCGTGCCGGTCTGCTCGTCCACCCACGCAGAGAGCATCGAGAGGCCGTCCGTCGCGTTGACGCCGGTCGTGCAGGCGACGTAGGCGTTGATGGCCTCGTAGTAGCGATAGAACTTGCCCGCCGTCTGAGCAGCCGTGGACTTGGCGACGAGCGTGGTGATGATGTCACCGTCGAAGTCCACCGTCTCGATGTTGACCACCCACGTCGCCGCGCCGCTGACGTAGGGCGCGACGAGGGCGCTGGTCAGGTAGACCGGGTAGTCGGTCGGGAGCGCATGGTAGGCACGCGACGTGTCCACCGAGGCAGCCGAGAACTTCTCCATCTGGATCGTGAATATCTGCTCGCTGAGCCACCGGCTGATGGACGAGTTCCAGCGGAACCACATGCCACCACGCACGTCGGTCCGATAGAACCGCTGCTGATTCGTCGGGCTGACCGGGAACGACGTGCCGCTGCTCTCTGCCGGGGCGTCCGGTGCGTCCTCGTCGGTGTCGTACCAGAGCGACTCGTCCTGGGCGGGCGTGCCGGGGTCGGCGTCATCCCAGACGCCCACGACGTTGCCGCTGCCGGTCGCTCCTGGAGCAGAGATCCACTCCCCGGCATAGTCGTCCCACGTCAGGACTTCGCCGTCCCCTGGAGAGGGAGCGTTCACGTCCAGGAGATCGTCCAGGAACTCGGCCCCGCCGCCAGGATCCTCCCACGTCGGCTTCGTCGAGCCGTGGTAGGTCAGCACCTGTCCCTCGGTGCCGCCCTCCGTCATCTCGGACGTTTCGAGCATCTGCCCTACCAGCGCGACCTGTCGCGGGCCGTATGGTCGGACTACGACGCCCGCACGGAACGCTGTCTCCTCGCTCGTGATCCTGGTCGGATAGGCGATGGTGTCCGATGACGGCTCGACAGCCATGCCAGCCCGGAACGCTGTCTCCTCACCCCAGCGGTCGGGTGCGATGACCACGTCGGATACGTCCGGGACGTACAGCGCGCCCGTGACGCGCATCGTCTGGAGCGCGCCGCCAGTCGTGATCCCGAGCGTCTGCGACGTGCTGATGCCGGTCTTGTAGGACACGTTCATGGCGGGCGGATGGAACGTGACGGGTATCTGCGCCTCGGACAGTTGCGTCTGCCCCTGCCCGCTGGCGGGAGCGATGTCGCTGAGGGACACGCCGCCCGACTTGGCAGATGTGCCCACGACGTAGGCAGCGACGCCGGTGTTCGCTCCAGGATCTAGCGCGACGGTCAGCGTGCCCGGACCGTTGATGCTGCCGCCACCGTTGTTCTCGTCGATGCGTAGAGCCGGTGCGACAGAGTCGACCAGCCACACGGCCTCGACACCGATCTCGACGTACCACGCCTTGCCGATGACGAGGTCGTCCCCGGACACACCGCTCAGGTCGAGCAGTTCGTAGATCTTGCACAGCCCTCCAGCACCACCATCGACGAGCGTCATGGCGACGCCGCCGTAGGTCGCCGTGAGGCTGTCGTTGGCTGTCGCCCCGAGCGCGACGAGGAGCGCCCTCGCGTCCGTAGGCGGGGTCAGATCGGCATACGTCACCGAGGTCGGACCCTGGCCCGTCCCTGTGGTCGCGACAGCCTCGGTGAAAGAGATCGCCATGAGGAGGCGGCTTACGCCTGCTTGCTGAACATCAGCCCACCAGCGGGCACGATGATGCCGAGTGCTCCGTTGTTCCCGTTGCCGTATGAGCCGCTGTCGTTGAATCCCAGGATGTAGTCCGCCGACGCTGACGGCGACCCGCCGACCTGGAGGATGACAGCGATCCCAGCGGGTACCTCGCTGGCTGCGACGACGGTGGTGCCGAACGCCTCATCGTCGTCATCGAAGTCCAGTTGCATCTCGTCGTCTGTGGCGTCGTACTGCCACGTCACAGTCGCGGCCACATGGCGGCTGTAGCCAGCCCCGTCGTACTCGGCGCTGGCGATGTTCGTGTCGTCCACGTTGACGTCATCGGCGTCTGCCACGAAGTCCGGGAGCACCAGGGCAAGGACGATGGTGCAGCCGTCCTGGAGCAGCCCTGCGTCCCTGGCGACGTGGTAGCCCTGACAGAGTATGTCGGTCATTCCTGTACCTCCTCCGCGACGATATAGGACGCATGGATCCCGGACTGAGCGGTCGGGAACGTGTCAAGCCGGAACTCGATGCCGTCTGCCCACACCGGATCGGACGCGATGCCGTTGACGTAGGCGACCAGCGTGCCCAGGAGATGACGGTGCCGGCTCCGGAAACGATCCACGTCCCCGGAGGCGAACCCGATCCATTCGTAGACGATGCTGCTCCCTGGAGAGGCGACGGCCATCCCATCGATGTGGGTCACGCGGACGGTCTGCTCCTCCCCGACGCCATTCCCGGCCCGGAGCCAGAGGGTGAGGCGGTCGCCCATGTCCTCCGTCACATCGAGGGGACCGAGCGCCACGACCCCTGCGGGTTCGCCGTCCGATACGCGCCAGATCTTCGCCACCAGTTCACCGGAGCGGGTGTCGAACGAGGCCCGATACCGCTCGTTCGCGGTGAGCGTCACGCCAGCGTTCGCGGTGCTGGTCGGCCCAGCCACCGTGACGCCCGTGGGGTTCGACATGTCTCCGAGATGGATGGTGCCGACCGTCTGCGTGCTCTCCCCGGTCGTCGTCAGTTCGATGCTCCGGGTGCCAGCCGCCCCGGTATCGCCCAGGGAATCGACCTCGAACTCGACCTCCACGCCCCAGGGGCCATCGAACGCCTGGGTCGGATTCTCCTCGTCCTCTCCGGGACCGGGCAGGGAGATGCCCACGCCAGCCGGTGCCTCCGAGGTGAGGTAGAACGCGTCGCCGTCCATCCCGAACGTCCCCGCGCCCTCGATACCAGCGACCTCCCACGTCCCCGCGCCCTGCCAGGGAGCGCCTGCCGGGGCATCGTTCGAGCCGAGATCCAGGGAGGAGGAGGCCGTAGCCCACTTCCAGCCCGAGAAGGTGATGGCTTCGGCCTTGCCGGTCGGATAGGGGACGGGGGGACTGTGGGCGCAGTAGAACCCGTAGTCGTGGGGAGCCGACCATCCCGCCGTGACGCCGATCCACATCGTCTGTCCGGCTGCCGGGACCAGCGCACCGGGGATGAACACCTCACCGCTCGGGTTCACCGGCCCCACGACCGTTCCTGCGCGGAGAGCGACCGGCGTGGTGGACTGCGCCCGGACGAGGACGCCCGTCCCGACCGCCAGTCCGATGAGGGATCCCACGGACACGGTGAGGTAGATGCCCGCCATGTCGACGGGATGAGCGGGGACCACGAAGGAGGCCCAGTGCTCATGCTCGCGCCAGCCGTGATACGCCCCCAGCCCGATGCCACAGGGCACGTACGGCCACGACGTGTTCTGAGCCGGGATGACATCCCATGCGGACGCGGACGCGGCAGAGACTCCCGCCAGGACGGGCGTGGTCGGCGTCTCCGGGTAGTAGATGCCGGGACCGAACGCCTCCGACCAGGAGCCGACCATCTCCCAGGACAGCCGGTTGTGAGAGAGCGTCGGCGTGAACGCATCCCCCTCGACGGGGGCGGCTGGCGTCACGACCCGGTCGAAGCCATCGACGGGGAAGGACGCGACGTTGGATGTGCGCTCCTCCGGGCGACCCATCTTCGGTGAGCGCCGCTTGGGCTTGTTCGTCAGGGTCAGTTCCGACTTGAGGTATGCCTGTCCGGCATCATCGTGGGGATCCAGGGCGGTCACGACCACGTTGACGATGCGTAGGGTCTGGTCGTGCTCCCACAGCGCCTCATGGATGACGACGGACATACCCGCCCACAGTCCCGGTTCGAAGCAGACGAGGGTCGCCTCCTGCTCCTGGAACTTCGTGCGCTGGAGTTGGGCATCGCCATGCCTGGACGCCCCGCGAGCGGTCCGGATCTCCTCGGCGGCGATGAACGACTCCTGCCTGCCGGTCGAATCCCCCCACTCATAGAGCGCGATGTTCTCGTGGCTCACCGACCAGCGGCTATCGCTGCGCTTCTCCGGCTCGACCAGGATCGCGTTGCTCAGTTCGACGCTGTCCCGGCGATACGTGAACTCCCGGAAGGGGAACGTCGTCGCCAGATCCGGTGCCTCGTTGTCGAGGCCGAACGGCGCGGGGATGGTGGACTCCTTGTGGACGTGTAGGACGTTGTCCAGGTCGATCCAGTAGCGACCGCCGACCTCGTTGCAGAAACTGTCCAGCGCCTCCGCGACGGTCATGCCGAACATGTCCTGTCGCTCCACACGCTCGTCCGGGATCTCGAAGTCCCGACCATCGATGTGCCATGCGTTCCCCAGGAACGAGATGATCCAGCGCAGCCTGTTCCCGGCGCTCTCCTCCCGGCGATGCTGGCGGGTCCGGATGATCGCGTCGCCCAACTTGGCGGTGTAGTCCTGCGCCTCCAGCACCCACTTCCGGGGGCCGAACTCCTCTACGCGGTCCTCGGTGACGGTCTTGATGTGACCGGCGAAGATGCGCTCCCCGTCGAACGTGACGCGGACCTCATCCTCGGCATCGAAGTCCCATCCCTCGTCCTGGTCGACGACCTCGCACGCGAACGTCGCCACCATGTCGGGGTACTCCTGGGTGACCTCGATGGTGTCGAGCGTCGGCGTGAACGTGAACCCCTGCTTCACGTTCGTGAACGCCCACGCCCCCCTGCGGGGATAGGGCATCAGCGCACATCCTGATAGCGCATCTGCCCGCGACCACGTAGGCGTCGGCGGCGCTGCGTCCGACGATCCAGGGCATCGATACCCCGGTCGTCAGCGACCAGTACGCCTATCTGATAGGTGTCCCCTCCTCCTCCCCGACCCGAGCCATGACGGGCCGTACGAGCCGCCAGGGAGCCTGCTCCTGGGGCCAGGGCACCGGCGATCCGCGCACCCATCCGGTTCACGTCCTGTTCCTTGCCGCCGATCCCACCCAGCCATGCCCCGACCAGACTGCCGCCGTCCTTGTCGATGGTGGAGAGGGGTCCGACCTTCGGCGGGGACGCGGCCTTGAAGTACGCGGAGAATGCGGCCGCGAGGGAGGCAGCCGTCGCCTGGACGATGGGCTGCATCTGCCTCATGCCTGATACCCACGTGAGGATGAGGCGAGCGCCCGCGCTGGCAAGGTTCATGGAACCGAAGATGCTGCCCACGCTGGCAGCCGTCGCAGCCGCCGCGCTCACCACACCTACCCGCGCCTGATTCGCCTCGGAGATCGCCACGGAGGTAGCGTGCTGATGCGCTCGCTCGGTCGCCTTGCCCGATGCCTGCCACTTCCCGGACACGGCCTTGGAGTTCTTCTCCGAGTGGCCCCGGAACTTGTCCAGCCGACCCTCCTGCGAGGCCAGTCCCCTCTCCCAGTACTGGCGAGCACGGTCGTCGTCCCCCTTGATCGCCTTGCTGATGTTCTGCTTGATCTTCTGGACCCGCGCCTCCATGTTCTCGATACGGTCGGCGCGGGAGATGATCTGCGGGGGGTTGGCGAGCGCGGCCTTGATGCTCCCGAAGCCATCCGTGACCGCCTGGGCGGCAGCGTCGAACTGCTCCGTGATGCCATCGTCGATGCCGAGATCCGCCAGGGAGACGCCCGATCCCTCCAGCCCGTCGATGGATTCCTCGACGGAAGTCTCCAGGGCGGCACCCGCCGTCTGGACGCCACTGGCTGTCTTCGTGATGGTCGGCGGGAGGGTCGCCAAGTACCCCTCCAGGGCGGCTATCTGCTCCTTGAGGTTGCGGGCCGGGTTCGTCCCGGCGAGGGCATCGACAGCCGACCCCAGGACGTTGCCATCCGCGAACCCGGCGAACCCCAGGATCGCGCCCTGTACCCCATCCAGCGTTTCCGGGACGGCCCGGAGTCCGGCGAGGCGCTTCTCAGCCTCCTCCCTCGATGGGGCCTCCGCGATGAGATCCTGCATCGCCTTGTTGTTGGCGGCAGCGGACTGGATGTTGGCGGTCCGCAGTTCCCCCAGTTGGACGGCCATCTGCGCGGCGACCAGGGCGAGGCCCACGGCGGCGGCGATCTTGAATGCCATGCCGAACTTGGACCCGGCCAGCGCCCCCGCCTTCGCCCATGCCCCGGACGAGGTGATGATCGACAGGACGCCCTGCGCTCCCATGATCGCGAGGCCCATGACCCGACCGATGAGCATCCCGGCCTTCGCCGCTGCTCCCTTGACGGCCCCGGACTGGGCGACCTTGACGAGTCCCTTGCCGATGGCCCCAGTCAGGGCGGGGAGGAGGAAGATCGCATTACCCATCGCGTCGGAGATCCCGGCGAACACCGACGTGACCGGACCGACCGCCATCGTCAGCCCGTTGATCATCTCGCGGATGCCATCCGCGAAGTCCCTGGTGTCGTCGGACGCGGCCTTGACGGTATCCCCTCCATCCCCGATGGCGGCGTACATCTCCTCGATGTCTAGCCGTCCCTCGCGGATGAGTCCGGCGATCTGGACGCCCTTCGCTCCGAATGCCTGTAGTGCGACGTTGGCTGCCGACGTGGCGTCGGGCGCATCCTCGATGGCGCGGAACACGGCCTCGATGGCCTCGCCAGCGGGGACGCCCTCCTTCGCCGCCAGGGCAAGCATCTTCTTCAACGGCCCCATGACCGAGGTCGCATCCACGCCCGCCTGCTCCAGGGAGGCCAGGAGCGCAACGCTCTCCTCGAGGTCGAACCCGGCAGCCCGGAGAGCGGCACCGCTGGAGTCCAGGGAGGCGGTGAGGGTGTCGATGCTCACGCCGCTCGCCTGATAGGCGCGGAGCAGCATGTCGTTGACGGCCAGTTGATCCTCAGCCGCCACGTTCCAGTTGACGTACAACTGCGTCACGCCATCGACGGCAGCCGCGTAGTCCGTCCCCGTCAGGCGGGCGAGGTCGATGAGGGATTCGGCTGTCGCGCCCAGGTCATCCCCGACCATCCCCGTGCGCTTGTGCAGGGTGGCGACCGCTGCTCCGACCACATCCAGGGATTCGGTGACCCTCCCCCCGACGCCGCCGATCTGCTTCTCTAGGGCGGCCAGTTCCTCCCCGGTCGCTCCAGTCGAGGCGCGGACGCCATCCAGGGCGGCATCGTAGGTGTCGCCCATCTTGAGGCCAGCGATGCCCGCCACCCCGAGGCCCGCGCCGATGGCTGCCCCGGCGATCTGCGCTCGACCGCCGAGCGCCTGCAGCGCCTTCTGCGCCTTCGCCGTGTCCGCATCCACGAGGATCCGGAGGGATCCCAGGATGCCCTGTGCACCGGGCATCAGTTCTCCTGCTTGGCGGCTGCCAGTCTCTCAGCCCGTAGGCGACGATAGTCTGCGCCCACGGCCCCTATCCTTCGCGCCTCCTCGTGCGGGCTGTAGCGACGGGGGTACAGCGGCGAATCGAGGATGTCCTGTGGCAGCACCGTTCGCGCTCCCTTCCCCGACCAGAGGTTCGTCGTCACGGAGACGAGGAGCGCCAGGAGATCCGGGGTGGTCCGGGTACCTATCGGCTCGAACTCATCGAACGCCACCCACTCCACGAACTCCCGACTGCTGACGTGGCGCTGGCATTCCTCGACGGATGGATGACCCAGCGCCAGGGTCAGACGGTGCCAGAAGCGGCGCTCCTCCGAACTTTTAGGCGCGCCTTCGCCCTCTCCTGATGCTCCTGCTCCAGCCCGGAGAGGCGAGCGGCCACGTCGTACAGCGCCTCGATGGCACCGGACCCCATGACCTCTGCCAGTCCTGACCACTCGTCCCTCGCGTACCCCAGGGAGGCAGCGACGACGCGGCCCTGGAAGTCCAGGATCCCCCGGATCGTCTCCGGATCGGTCGCGTCGCCTTTCTTCGCTAGCACCTGGATGTCCCCGATGAGTTCTGCACGAGCAGTCCCCGTCAGGGCATAGACCCGGAGTTCGGTCCCGCCCAGTTGAGGGACGGGCACATCCTCCCAGTCGGTACGCATCGCCCATATGGCATCGAGGCGGGGAGGGGCCGTCCCTCCCCCCTCCTGCGTCATCCGCTAACTCCCGAAGTCGAGGGTCGGCGCGGACTTGGGGGTGATGGTCACGTCGGCGCTGTCGTGTCCGGCGACCGGAGCGGACAGGCCGAAGTTCGTGACCATGCCGACGAACGTGGCAACGATCCCGGACATGTACGTGACGACGAAGTCCACTTGGGATCGCCCCTCCCACGCGGCCCAGAGATCCTGCTGCCCCGCGTCGCTGGCGACGACGCTCATCGGGAACGACAGGTCACCGAGTCGCTTGATCGTGGCGATCCTCTCCTCGACGCCATCGGGAGAGCCGTGGTGCGTGACCTCATCGAGGTCCGTAGAGAGTTCGAGTCCGGAGATGTCCCCGACCTCGTTGATCGCCACCCCGTCGATGGTGATCGTCGCTCCGTATGAGGCGACTGCTTGTGTGGCTGCCATGTGTTCCTCCGATTACGACCCGATGGGGTCGGCGTAGTGGACCTCCGCTTGTCGCAGCCGACGATACAGACCGGTGTCCGGTTCGTGGTCGTCCAGGACGACGGAGAGGAACACGGACCCGATCCGATAGTCGTCCCAGGATCCCCGGAAGCCATCCAGGGCTTCGGCCAGTTCCTGGGCGAGATCCATCGCATCGTCGGCGTCATCAGCCCAGCAGTCGAACTGGTACGACACCTCGTGATCCGTGGCTCCTGCGTGAGAGTAGTGCGAGGTCGGACCTGAGACAAGCGCGAACGAGAGCGCCGGCAGTTGGGTCGCCTGGGGTCGCTTCCCCATCGGATAGATCCTCTCCCCCACGGACAGGCCCGTGTCGATGAGGTACCCGCGCATGGCTGTCTCGATGCTCATACGGTCCTCGGCTTTCTGGCGCGGCGTCCCCGGACCACGCTCCGGAAGGGTTCCGCGCCAGCCTCCAGGGCGGCTGCCCTGGACTGGGCGAGGGCTGGTCGGGCGCTCGGCTGTGCGGGGATGATGCTGTCCCCGAACTCATGGCGCTTGGCGTAGAACAGCGGTTGATCCTCACGCGGGAGATGGCCCAGCCACATCGTGCCGACTGCCGCGCCCTGCTTCCCCAGCCACGTGACGATGAGGCTGTCCCGATAGTTGCCGTCGAGGACGGGGACGAGATCCTTCCACTTGTCCCGGATCGGCTCCCCGGCTGCCATCGCGGCAGGCTGCTCGGCCTCCAGGAGTTCCCGCGATGTCTGGTCGGCGGCAGCCTGCATCTCTTTCAGTCCGGCGATCTTGACCTTGATCACGGGGTCACCCGGACGGACTGGAGGATGGTGGAGGGATCCCCGAACGGGGGCGGCTGGAGGATCCTCCGGATGTCGTAGACCTCGCTGTCGATGGCGACGCGCATCAGCGGTCGGAGCGTCGGATGCGCTCCCCGCAACTGGATCTCGTAAGCGTCCTCCTCCGGGGTCGCCCACGTCTTGCGCTCCTCGGCCACGACCAGCGGAAGGACGCGAGCCTCCACGTCCGACAGGACCGCCGACCACGTATAGCGGACGTTCCCGGAGTCGGTCTGAGTCTCGGTCGGCTCCTCGATGGTCACTCGACGCCAGTGATTCACGGTCGTCCACCCGCGTCCAGGACGGCCGCTGAGTGGGGGGTCGATCCCGAACCGAGTTGCCACATGGCCTCGTCGTGGAACTGGCCGTTTCGACATAGGGGTCTGACAGCGTCCAGGACGGCCCAGGTCCGGAGCGACCTTCGGTTCATGTCATCCCCTGATGTGCGGTTCCGACCCACTCACGGACGAGTGTAGCGGCCCGGACAGCCCCGTCGAGACGAGGGATGACCTCCCCTACGAGCCGTTCCCTGCGCTCCCTCTCCGCGTCGGTTTCCCCCCTGGACAGCAGCCGGAGGGTCATCGAGAGGAGCGCATCCGGACCGTCCACAGCCAGGGGGACATGCGTCCAGAAACGCAGACCGTGTTGGATCTCCCGGCGATACCACGGCGCATCCAGGGCGATGACCGGCCTCGTCCTACCCATCTCCCATAGCGTCGATGAGTTGTCCACCGCATAGACCGTGGCACGTCGGGCGACCTCCTCGATGTCTGCTACGTAGGGGATCCCAGCGCGGGCGAAGATCTTGCGGGCGGTCCCGGCGAAGCGAGGATGCGAGTGCCCGATGACGGGGAATCCCAAGAGGGAGAGCATCGGCAGGAACGCCCGGTAATGCGCCAGCGCGTTGCGCTGCTCCGGGATGGCCCCCGACCAGTGGAACGAAACGGCCAGCGTCGGCGGTCCCCCCGGAGGCGGGAGGATCCTGGTCGCTCCGATGATCTCGACGGGGTGGGCCGGGTATGCCTGCGACCACAGCGCGGCGGCGTAGGCGTTGGGGGCCAGGATGAGGCCACAGACCTCCCTCCCCCTCCCCCCGGCATAGGCTCCGTGGCCCTTCGTCCGGGGATCCCCCGGATACGACTGCCCGCAGCCGTGCTCCATGTACGCGATGCCGGGTGCTCCTCTCCTCCGCGCCCTCGATAGATCCGAGATCGACGCGACGAGGACGGGCCGCGTGATCGTGTCCCGGACCAGCGGACGCGCCTCCACCCCCAGCGCAGCCAGGGCGGGGACCATCTCCGGGCGCGTCCAGAACGTCCCCCCTCCCTCGCGCCATACGGGGATGAGATGGTCGGCGTACTGAGGCGCGGACGCCAGCACATCGAACATCAGGGCACGCGCCACAGTCCCAGGATCTTGCGCGGATCCCGGATGGCATCCCCCTCGTAGGCGTATCCATCCGGGATGACCTCGAGGGGAGGGCCGAGCGAGAACGGCGGAACCTCCAGGTCGTTGTCGTACGCTCTGCCCTTGCGGACATCGGCCTCCAGGATGCCGGTGTTCTTGCCTCCCTGATACGAGGAGGCCAGGATCCAGCGCCCGCGCTCCTCAGCGGCCCGGATGAGTTCCACTCCCTCCCGGATGGGTAGGTGCTGGATCACGTCCCGGAGGATGACGAGGTCGGCCTCCACGTCCAGGAACCGGATGTCCCCGACGATGTAGTGCCGGGAGGGGTGCCGGAGACGGCTCCATGCAACGGCCTCAGCGGCCCGGTCCACACCTAGGTAACCCGGTAGATCAGGCATCCAGAAGCCATCGCCGCACGCGCCGTCTAGGACGGTCCTGATGGCGTGCCGAGCACAGATGTCGATGATCGCAGGACCGACGTGCTGGGTCGCCGCCGACCCGGAGCCGGGGCCGGACAGGGACTCGACGCCGTTCCATATGTTCCCCTGATAGATGTCTGACCAGAGGGTCATGCCGGGACTCGCCGCCTCTCCTCCGGGAGCCAGGATCCCCAGTAGTGGTGCCGCGCCAGCGTCCAGGGAGCAGGGGCACGCTCCATCTTCGCGTCCCGGTCCGGATCCCGATAGTCCACGTCGTAGAACATCCCCGGAGGGAGGAGGAGCGCGTCCGGGTACTTCGGCAGGACGAGGGTGGTCACACCAGGGCCAGCGTCCCACACGCTCCTGTTCATGGCCCGCAGCGCCCGCGTGAGGCATTCCCGGATGGCAGGGTGCTCGGGTCGCGCACCCATGATCGCGTTGGGTATCACCCGGTCGTCCTCCCACGCGGCGAACAGGGAGAGGGGGAGGAGCGCATCGAGGGGCCGGAACGGCTCGACATCCATGTCCACATAGATCCCCCCGAATCGCAGCAGCGCCTCCAGCCTCACGAGGTCTGCCAGTTGCGCCCCGGCCTTGACGCGTCTCCAGGACGGGGAGGAGATCGGCCAGTCGCCCGGATCCAGGGGATCCCGATGGGTCATCATCCGCCAGCCTGGATGCATGAGCCGGAACCGCTGCCACCATTCCTCTGCCCGGTCCGGCGTCCGCTCCGGCACGACGCGGTGGAGGATCTGTGGGATCGTCCCGGTGGATCGATCGGCGCTCATCCGGCGTCCCTCCTCCACCAGCGACCGGACGGTATCCCGGTCGCCCAGGGAGAGCGCGGCCCGGTATCGGGCGCATCGGGCCATGTTCGCCTGATGTGAGGGCGAGCCGTGCTTCTCAGCCTTGTTCGCTGAATGATGGAGATGCCACGCCTCGCCCGAGATCCGGGACAGGGGACGGCTGAACATCTCGCAGGCGATGGCGAATGCGGTGTCCTCCAGCCCCCAGCCGGCGAACCCCTCATCGAATCCCCCCGTCGCGTCCCATAGCCGTCGAGGGATGGCGATGACGGACGAGTGCTGGTCGACGAACGTCCGGTGAATGTGGGGATGCCAGTCGTTCCGATCCCCGCGCAGGATGGCCCGCGTCCCTCTCGCGTTGAGGTTGTGCCGGAGTTCGAACGGGACGACCATGTTGCCCTGCTGGTCGGCCATCTCGACGGCCTTCCGCACGTTCCCCTCGTCGGCCAGGACATCGGAGTCGATGACGAGCGCGACGTCCCAGTCGCCCGCCAGCGCAGCCGCGTTGTTGACGGCAGCCGAGCGGTTGAACAAGCCGCCTTCGTGGTATCCCTCGATGAGCGGCCAGTCCGGGTAGGTGGTCGTCCACCAGGGCCGGGTGAACGACCACAGAGCATCCCGGTCGGCGTATCCCTCTCGACGCGGGCAGAGGATGACGACCCGCAAGTCAGGATCCGGAGGCGGTCGCGGAGACTGAGGCTGTCGTCCTCCCCCCGATGGGTATCCCGGACCGGATGCGCGTGGTCGTGGGGACGCGGGGCCGGAGGAGCGAGCGCCATGCCGAGTATCGGATGGTCCGCTGTGCGTGGATGTCGGTCTGTGCCGAGTATCCGCCCGCACTCTCGGCGGCGTAGGCGCTCTCGTTGACGGTGAGCCGGACGAGGGAGACGAGGGAGCGCCGGACCTCGTCCTCGTCGGTCGGCGTGTAGGTGGCAAGGATCTCGCCGCTCCAGGATCCGGAGGTCCGGACGAGATCCGACCAGCCCCGGATGTCGAAGTCGGTGATGATCCCCGACCCATCCTCGACGCTGGCCTCCAGGGCGGGGCGACGCAGCCACAGCACCTCGTCGCCATCCGCTGTGGGGAACATCTCCACCCGCTCGCCATCGAGGGGGCCGATGCGCCTGGACAGCCAGGACTCCTCGCGCTCGATGACGGCCTCCAGGTCGTCGTCCGAGAGTGAGGTCGTGATGAGAGCGCGGGCCGTTTCCACGTCGAGCATCGTCATCTCCAGGGGAGGGAGGGGGATCCCGGAGGGGGGTCCGGGATCCCCCTGGAGTCTACGAGCCTGAGCCGGTCAGCACAGCGAACGGATACCCGGTCGCTGCATCTCCACCAGCCCCGCCGTGGGCGGTGGCGGGGACTGCCGTGGCGAAGGCGACACGCATGGTCGCCCGGAGAGCGACCGCGTCCTGCTGCATCAGGTTCAGGACGACGTTGCCGGAGTCATCCGACACGACGCCCTCGAAGAACAGCCGGTAATCGATGTCCTGACGGACGCCGATGATGGCCGCGCTTCGGTCACCCACGATCAGGTCGTAGTCGTTGTCCCATGCGCCGTTGCTGACGTACAGGAGATCCTCGCCATAGATCGATGAGGGACTGCCGTTCGACAGGCCGTCCTGGAGAAGCAGGGCGTTCTGGTCGTCGCGCAGACCGCGCAGCCGGGAACGGATGTTCCGGCGTGCGTACTGGACGTTGACATCGAACCCATCGTCCTCGACCAGCGCCCAGGTCGTGGAGATGTCGGCGGCGAGGTCGGAGCCTCCACCAGCCGAGTCGTTGTTCGCGGCGACGGCTGCCTCCGCGATGCTGTCGGGCCACGCTGCCGGGGCATCGGTGCCGAACAGGACGGCGGCGTCGATCTTGGTGCCGAACGCCTCCGCGAGACGAGGCCGGATCTCGGCCCAGAGATCCAGCGTGGCGTCATCGAGGACGGCCTGCGGGATCGGGATGATGACGGCGAGTTCCCTTGCCGTAAGGGTGACGTTCTCCCAGTTCTGCTCGCTCGTCTGCTTGAGGCCGGTGTCGGTCGCACCGACCCAGTAGGCGCTCGGCAGGACGGAGAGGACTGGCATCTCGGTGACGCCACGCGGCATGGTCACGCGGCGGAATGTCCGCAGGGCGACGGACTGCTCCGCTGTCCCCTGGATCACACCGGCTGCCGTCTCGGTGGGGATCAGCCCCGCGACGTTATCGCGGTCGATCAGGCTGTTGAATGGCATGTGGAGCCTCCGCTAGCGCCCCGCTGCTCGGCGGAGCATGGCGTTCATGTCTGGTACAGCGGCGGCTGATGCGCCTCGCTGACCACCCCCGAAGTCGGTGTGGGTCAGGAGGTAGGGGTCGGACTTCCCGATCCCCTCCAGGAGTGCGTCAACGTTCGTCGGAGCACCGTCCTCATCGAACACGATGGCCTTCGTATCGAGGAGCCGGTAGGCGATCTCGGGGTTGCGGTAGCCCAACCTCTGAGCCGCCGTCATCGAGGCGAGGCGCAGGGACTGCTCCTGCTCTCGCACGGTACGTTCGGCTAGTTGCCGTTCAAGATCCGCGACCCGTTCCGCCAGCCGTCCCGATTCGGAGGCTTCGGTCTGAGCCTGTCGCTTCTCAGCCTGCTCGCGCTTCCTCTCCCTCTCCCGGTACGCGAGGTTGTCGCGCTCCAGGTCGGCGATCTTCGCCATGAGAGAGGAGGCTTCTGCGGGTCCACCCTCGCTGGACGCGGCCCCTTGGGCTGGTGCGTCGGCTCCCTGAGCCTGGGCGTCGGCCTCGTCGGCCTGCGCGTCCGTCGTCCCCTGGACTTCCGGAGCGCCCGTATCGTCAGCCATCCTGCGCCATCTCTCCTCTCGTCGTCAACGGGTCGACCTCGACAGCCTCCCCTTCGATGTCAGGCGGGGGCACGGTCGCGGGGATCTCCTCCACGGGGGCGTATCCCAGCGCCACCCGCGCCTCGTTCCTGTCGATGATGCCCGTGCTGTAGACCTTCGTGGTGGCATCCGCCCGGACGCCCTCGTTGCGCGTCTCGGGATCCCTCCACTCGGTCGTGATGGTCCGATCCCTCCCGGCAGGATCCCCGGAGGCGATGAGGCAGAGCGCGGCTGTCTCCTCCCACCCCTCACCGAAGTGGATCATCTGCGTGCGGACCTTCGAGATGAGGCCAGCCTCGCTGGACTTCAACGACTCGCCGGAGGGAGGGACTGCCTGGGGCTGGCCCAGGAGGTAGTGATAGGGCATCCGGGAGATGGACGACATCGCGCCGATCTCCGACTCGATCATGCGTTGGTACGGCTCCAGGTCCGTCGCGCTGAACTCCCCGAACCGCGTCTCCGCTGGGTTGGGGTCATCCGGATCCGGAGGAGGGACGACCCACAGGCGATCCACCGCAGCCTTGAACGGCTCGACAGGCTGGCCCGTCACAGGATCGGTCGGGATCTCCAGCCCGGTCGCCCATCGCTGGCGGAAAGCCGCGAACTCGGCGGCGACCAGGGCGTCCGCCCGGTACTTGTTGACGGCGTCCTGATTCGACATGACGGGATCGATCTCGCTCTGTCCCTCCCCTCCGAGGCGAGGGCGGTTCACGAGCGGGATGAGGGGGACGACGCGCAGGGGGTTGGGGAACGGGAACGGCTCGCCGTCCTCCGGGAACGGCTGCATCGTGTAGGTGCCGCTCGCGCCGCGCTCCCATCTCCCCGACGAACGCAGCTTCCAGATCGACTCCGGGAGGTAGAGGTAGGCGACGAGATGGCCCTCGTCATCGACCCACCGTTTCAGTCCGGCTCGGCGGATGCGCTGGTCCCTGGGGTCCGATTCGGTGATGGCGTCGAACGGATCCTCCACCGTGATCCGGGGCATCCCGTCACGCTGTGGCTCGACCAGCGTGTAGACGACCGACTTGATCAGCGCCTCGGTGTGGGCGATCTGCGACATGGCGTCCATGTCGTTCTCCTGCCAGATCCTCCACGCCTTCCGGGTGGCGCGGGATCCAGGGAACGTGAACCCCGTCACCTCCATGCGCTCCCTGGTGCCGTCCACGACCAGGGCGCAGAAGTTGGACGAGAACGCGGAGAAGCGACCGCCGAATGCCTCCCGGAACTTGGAGGAGGCGAACGCCAGCGGCTGGTCGCCCCGGTAGTAGGCGTCCCATCGGAGGAGCACCGGGGTCCGCGCATCGAGGCGCCCCATGAGGCGGCGGAAGTACCACGCCGGGGAACCGACCGGGGCGGTCGCCATCCATTCGGCGGTGTAGGTGGGCATGGAGATGGCAGGGAGGGAGGGGAGGGAGGCATCGAGGGGGCCGACCTGGACCGTCTGCGCCAGTCTCCCGGAGGTCACGTCCTGCATCATCTCGTCAGAACCCTCTCGCTATCCGGGGTTTCCGGACGTATGGCTTGGGCGCTTCGGCATTCGCCACCGCGACGGCCATGACCATCGCCATCGCGGAGTGATTCGGCCTCCGCTTCCCTTTCTGCACCTTCATGCCTCGCTCGGTGAGGAGCGCCGACGTGTCCGCGACATGTCGGGCGAGTATCGCATCCCCATCGTGGACAAGCCGCCCGGTCGTCGCCAGTTCGTACACCATCGTCGAGGCCGGACCCATCGTAGAGGCCGTCTGCCCCATCGTCACCATGTTCAGTCCCTCCTGCTCCAGGGATTCCGCGCTCTCCGTGAATGCGTAGGGGTCGAACGCGAACGCTGGGCCAGGGATGGGTCGCTTCGTCTTAGGATCCCGGACCATCGGCGCGGGGAACCTCTCCCGGAGGACACGCAGCGCCTCGCGCATGGCGACCACGCTCACCCTCCCGGTGATGCTCTCAGGGTGGAAGTGCTGGACGCGGACGACGATCCTCTCCCCCTGCCGCTGGGCGGCGATGATGGCCGCTCCCTCCGATGCCGGGGACTTCTCGATACCCACGCCCAGGGCGAGGGCCGGGTCCAGCCCGTGCCAGGGATCATCGTCCCCCGAGCCTTCCCGTAGCGCCGCCCACGCGCCGTCAGGCAGCCAGGACTCCTCGCTACCCATGATCTGATTCAGGTGATAGATGCGCCACTCCAGCATCTTGCCCTTCTGCCGGAGGTTCCCGTACTCCTTCGCCAGCGTTTCCCCCTCCTGGAGCCAGGACGCCGGGTTGCAGTCCCGCCACACGTCGGGATCCTCCACGTCGGCATCGCGTGGAGCGCCGTACCAGTAGACGAGGATCCCATTCGTCCGGTCCCGGTAGATCGTCAGGGAATCGGTCGCCTGCTCCAGGTCGCCGGGGCCGTCGAACATCTGGCCGTAG